TAGCATCAACGCTTTATTTTGGGTTAAATAACGGCTCTTTTTGTTTATATAAACAAGGATCATTCTTTAGAGTTTTAGGCTTTGCATCTGGTGCAACTACTACCAATGCATCGGCCATTACATTAAATCCGTATTGGGTTCCTGCTAGTGGCGCTTTTTCTTTTCCAGCAGGTTCCGCTAGTTATCCCGGTGACGGTTCAAGTTTTGGAGGCCAAGGAGGCGGCGGAGCATCGGCACTTATTACTGCTGGTATTTATGGGCTGTTGCTATACGGTGGTTTGGGTGGCGCGGGGAGTGCTGGTGCCGGTTTTGTTGCGGCAACGGCCGGTCAATCAGGTGTTGTACAAATTTGGGAGTTTTTTTAATGAGAGCAGCAATCGTTAATTCAACTGGCATTGTTGAAAATGTCATTGTCGTTGCAGAATTGTCCGATTATCCGGGCGCAGTTTCTTGTCCTGATTGGATCAGCATTGGAATGAACATCAATGATCCGTGCCCAATCTTCATCAATTCTGCTGAGTTAAATAAACAACAGGCTGTTTCGCGTTTGCAAAAAACAGATTGGGTCAATGAACCTGATGTGTATGACCCTGCAAATACCCCGCACCTGCTCAATCGACAGGATTTCCTGACATACAGGGCTTGGGTTCGCAATATTGCTGTTAATCCAATAGAAGGCAATTTGGATTGGCCTACAGAGCCAAAGGCTATTTGGTCTTAAATGTCTTTGCGGAGGGCAAGCATTAAATGATCGACCCAATCACCGCCCTTTCTGCCATATCGTCTGCTGTTGCCCTTGTAAAAAAGGTGTCGAAGACAGTGGACGATGTTGCGTCCCTTGGGCCGGTGCTGGGTAAATATTTTGACGCCAAAGAGCAAGCGATTGAGGTTGTAAAGCAAGCCAAATCAGGTGGGTTTAAAGGCTCTACGCTGGGCAAGGCGCTTGAATTGGAGATGGCGCTAGAGCAAGCGCGTGAGTTTGAAGAGCAGATCAAAATGCTTTTCTTTCAGGCCAACAAGATGGATGTGTGGGCGCGGATTACAGCCCGCGCCAAGCAGATGGAGATTGACGCAGCCCACAATGCACGGCGCAAAAAAGAAGCGGCCAAGAGGCGGCAAGCCGAAATTGAAGAGTTGATGATACTGGTGGGCGGCGGTGTTGTTGCTATTGCTTCTTTGGGCGTTATTGGTTGGGTTGTCATGCAACTGATGACAGGTCAAATCAAATGAGATTTTTATGATCGACGTTACCAAAACAATTGGGGCAGTTGCTGCTAGTGTTGCTGCACTAGGTGGCAGCTATACGCTTGCCGACAAGTTTGGCTGGTTTGACCGGGCAATCATTGAGTGGTCACCCGAAAACTTCAAGATTGTGGCAGAGGCTGGTAAGCCGATTACTGTCACGGTTGCGCGGATTAAAAAGCGCGACGACTGTTCTGTCGAAAGCTTCACCCCAAGCATCCGGGATGCCGCAGGTATGGTGCATGAAGCCACTACCACGGCAAGCAAATTTAGTGGCCCAGCAGGGCCAACAATTGACACGTTCACATACCAACTCACAATGGTGAGGAAAGAAAAGATTGCACCCGGCACAGCTACTCTGCTGGCGACGATCAAATACAAATGCCCCGAGGGTGAGCGAGTGGTGCAGTATCCCCGTCACCCAAACCTTAGCTTTGAATTAAAAGGGTAATTAATATGGAATGGCTTAAACAAATTGCACCGACGATTGCCACCGCTCTTGGTGGCCCTCTGGCTGGTATGGCTGTGTCTGCCATATCCAAAGCTGTTGGTGTGGACGAGGACAAAGTCCAAGACATGATCTCCAGCAACAAACTCAACGCCGATCAGGTGGCGCAGTTGAAGATGGCTGAGATTGAGCTTGCCCGACAGGCGCAGGAGTTGGGGCTGAACTTTGAGAAATTGGCGGTAGACGACCGCAAGTCTGCGCGGGAGATGCAAGCCACCACCCGTTCAATGATGCCCCCTATATTGGCTGGCGCAGTCACGTTGGGGTTTTTCGGCATCATGATTATGATGTTCTTCAATCAAATTGACAGCAATAATCCCGCCATTTTGATGATGCTCGGTTCTCTGGGCACCGCATGGACAGGAATCATTGCTTATTATTTTGGATCGTCAGCAGGTTCTCAGGCCAAAACAGATTTGCTTTCCAAATCAACGGGGAAATGACATGAAAGAAAATTGGGAAGAATCTCTCAAACATATCCTCAAATACGAAGGAGGGTATGTACACCATAAAGATGATCCGGGAGGCCGGACTAATTTAGGAGTAACGCAACGTGTCTGGGAAGAATGGACTGGCAAGCCTGCCACTGAAGCCGACATGCGCTCTCTCACCGTGGAGATGGTTTCTCCGCTCTACAAAAAACGGTATTGGGATGCTGTTCGCGGTGACGATCTTCCTTCTGGGGTCGATCTTTGCGTTTTTGATTGCGCTGTCAATGCTGGTGTTGGTAGGGCTAGTAAATTTCTACAGCAAGCTGTTGGAGTGACTGCTGATGGGCAAATTGGCCCAGCAACAATGGCTGCGGTTGCAAAGAAAGAGCCTGTCTCGATCATTGCTGATTTCTGCCATTTGCGTGAGGCTCATTACAAGAGCCTGTCCACTTTCGCCACGTTTGGCAAAGGCTGGATGCGTAGGTTAGACTCTGTTGAGGCAGAGAGTAAACACATGGCGTGAGGGCAATATGCCTCTTCAGAAACTGCAACTGCGACCCGGCGTCAACAGAGAATCAACCACGCTTTCAAATGAAGGCACGTGGTTTGAGATGGACAAGGTGCGGTTTCGCTCAGGCTATCCCGAAAAAATTGGTGGCTGGGTCAAAGACAACGGCCCCAACACATCTACTCTACAGCCCAGCACGGGCACTCTGTGGGGCATCTGCCGCTCACTGTGGAATTGGTTAAACCTTGCGGGTTTCAATCTAATGGGTTTGGGCACAAACCTGAAGTACTACATTCAAAACGGCACGGGTGGCGGCTTCTACGATGTAACACCCCTCCGGGAAACCACGGCAGCGGGTGCAGTTACTTTTGCTGCTACCAATGGCTCTTCCGTCATCACAATCACCGATCCGGGGCATGGCGCTCAATCTAACGATTTTGTGACATTTTCCGGGGCCGTAGGTCTTGGTGGAAATATCACAGCAGCGATTCTCAATGCTGAGCATCAGATCACATATCTATCCTCCAGCACCTACAGCATCACGGTTTCTGCCACAGCCAATGCTTCTGACACAGGTAATGGGGGTGCGTCGGTTGTTGCAGCGTACCAGATCACCACGGGCAATGCCATATACACATCCAACGTTGGCTGGGGTGCTGGCGGTTGGGGTGGATTTGTTGGAAGCGGCACGCCCACAGGGTGGGGGTCACCCTCTACGTCAGGCGTTGGCATCGGTCAGCAGCTTCGCCTGTGGAGTGAATCCAATTTCGGTCAAAACCTTGTGCTCAACCCACGGGGTGGTGCCTTGTACTACTGGGCTGTAGACGCAAGCCCAACCGTGTTTAATCGAGCGCAAATCCTTAGCTCAACCAACACAAACACGCAAAACGGCATTCAGTACTGGTTGACAGACGCAGACTGCCCAACGATTTGCAATTTTGTCATGGTCTCTGATGCCTCGCGGTTTGTGATTGCGTTTGGCTGTAATGACTATGGTTCAGCCACACAAGACCCTTTGCTTATCCGCTGGTCTGACGCAGAGAGTGTTTTGGTATGGACACCAACTGAGACCAACGATGCAGGATCGTATCGCCTGAGTCATGGCTCAGAGATTATTGGGGCCTTGCAGGCACGGCAAGAGATTTTGATCTGGACGGATGCGGCGCTGTATTCCATGCAGTTCCTTGGCCCCCCGGACATTTGGGGCTTTCAGATTCTGGCCGACAACATCTCAATCGCTGGGCCAAACGCGATGGCAACAGCGGCAAACATCACGTATTGGATGGGGCTGGACAAGTTTTACATGTACTCGGGCCGTGTTGAAACGCTGTATTGCCCCCTGCGTCAGTACATCTTTGGCGACATCAATCTTCAGCAGCAGTATCAATTTTTTGCAAGCACCAACGAAGGCTTCAACGAAGTATGGTGGTTTTACTGCTCTGCCAACTCCACGACGATTGACCGCTACGTCATCTACAACCACTTGGAGCGCATCTGGTCTTACGGTAACTTGACCCGTACGGCATGGTTGGATTCGCCTTTGCGTAGCTCTCCAACGGCGGCAGGTTTGGTCAGCGGTAATTCCACGCTGATTTACCATGAGCAGGGTGTCGATGATGCGTCCGTGAACCCACCTGTGGCAATCTCAGCATATTGCCAATCAGCCGACTTTGACATTGGTGACGGGCACAACTACGGCTTCGGCTGGCGCATGATCCCCGACATCACCTTTGATGGCTCTACGGTCAACAACCCGTCAGTTGTGTTTACACTGCGCCCGCGCCAGAACCCCGGTGCCAACTACAACACCGCAGACACGCCGACTGTGACCAGCGCACAGAACTATCAAAGCCAGCGTAACTACACGGTGCAGCAGTTCACGCAGATTGTTTACACGCGCATTCGTGGCAGGCAGATGGCGTTCAAGGTCAGCTCCGACGGACTGGGTGTGCAGTGGCAGTTGGGTGTGCCTTCTTTGGACATCAGGCCAGATGGTCGTAGGTAAAAACCCTTATGACATTTCTCACCCAAGTCGTACCGCCACGGTTACCAACCGCGCCCACGGAGTATGAGCGGCGGTTTCATGACCAGCACAGCGATGTGCTGCGGCTGTACTTCAATCAATTAAACGGGAGCGTCAATGCCCTCATTGGGGTGCGGGGTGGGCAGTATTTAAACATTCCGTACGGCGCTTTTCAAGACGACACCGATCAGACGGATGGCTCGATTGCCGTTGCGTATTACATGCGGTTTAACACCACGGACTACAGCAACGGAGTCTCCGTAACCAACCACACCGCGTCTTTTACCGCAAGTATCGCCACCACCACGCTGACTGTGTCGGCTGTGGCCTCTGGCAGTATTTTGCCATCCATGCAGATTTCGGGAACCGGAGTCACTGCTGGAACAAGGATCGTTCGGCAAATCACTGGCACAGCGGGTAGTACGGGTACCTACGAGATCAGTGTTTCTCAGACCGTCGCATCAACAGCGATGACAGGAGACTTGCCATCCAAAATGACTGTGGTGCAGTCAGGACTCTATAACTTGCAGTTTAGCGCACAGTTTATAAATACAACAAACGATGTGCAAGAAATTTCCATTTGGTTCCGTAAAAACGGCACAGACATAGCAAATTCAAACAGCGAGTTTGGGATTAAACAGAGAAAGTCCACGGGCACCGCCAGCCGGTTGATTGCGGCGATGAATTTTTTCGTGGAACTTCAAGCCAATGATTATGTTGAGATCATGTGGCGCGTGAGCAATTCCGGCGTTTCTCTTGAGCAATTCCCTGCTGTAACTGCAAGCGGCACAACCCCTGCGATCCCGGCAACTCCGTCCGTCATTGCGACACTTTCATTTGTCTCAGCGCCCCCTCCATGATAGACTTGACCAACCCCCTTTATGTGAGGCAAAAATGAGCCTGCAACTTGCCGCCAACCATCTTTCTTCGCAAGGTCGTGGGCCTGATTCCACGCTTGTCCACATGTCTCCCGGAGAGGTAAAAAGTCTCCAGCAGATAGCTATGGCGCATGGCGGGTCTTTGACCATTAACCCTCAAACGGGCTTGCCGGAAGCTGGCTTTTTGTCCAGTATTCTTCCAATGTTGGCGGGGGCAGCCTTAACGGCCACGGGTGTTGGTGCTCCTATGGCCGCTTTGATGGTCGGTGGCGGTATGACTGCTGCCACTGGCAGTTTAAAGAAGGGCATCATGGCTGGCCTTGGCGCATATGGAGGCGCTGGGTTGGGTAGTGGTTTGTTGGGGGCCGGTGGTACTGCTGCTATGCCTGCCACTGCTGGAACAAGCGCACTCGATGTTTTAGGACAACCTTTGACTGGTACCGCACAAGCTGCGGGGCAAGGCTTTGGTGCCAATCTCTCTCAAATGGGTCAAGGTTTGAGCAACATGGCTACAGACGCTGGGGCGCGTAGCGCATTTATGAGCACTATTGGCGGCACGAAAGGTCTATTGACTTCTGGTGGAGCGGCACTTGCCCCCATGCTGGCTGATATGGGTCAACAAAAATATCAACCCCCAACAGGTTCTACGTCTACAGTCCAGCCGTATCAATATAGCGCAAACCCAATCACCCCATCACCTCAACCCAATGTACCGGGTTATGGTAATTTAGGCCGTGATTTTGGGAGACAGAATCGCTATTTCGATCATAAATTTACACAAGTAAATCCACAACCTGCCTCAATTGCACCCATAACCACTATGCCAATCATTAATGATGTGGGCGGCGGCATGGCTTCTGGTGGCCCAGTCGAGGACATGTCAATTTCAAATGTTTACGACATGCAGAATGCTCGTGGCGGGGTGTCTGACATGGGCATAGACAACTCCACAGGTATGCAGCGCATGGCTGGTGGTGGCATCTCCCACCTTGGCGATTATTCCGATGGCGGCAGGCTGCTTCGTGGCCCCGGTGATGGGGTGTCAGACTCTATCCCTGCGATGATTGGAGCCAAGCAACCGGCACGCCTTGCCGATGGCGAGTTTGTAGTACCTGCCCGGATTGTCTCTGAATTGGGCAACGGATCGACTGAAGCTGGCGCACGTAAGCTTTACGCCATGATGGACCGCATTCAGAAAAACCGCCGTAAAACAGTTGGTAAAGGAAAAGTTGCCGTAAACAGCCGCTCTGACAAACTTTTGCCAGCGTAATCATGCCTTTGCATCACGTTCACCCCAACCATCTTCCAGCCATATGGCCGATTGCTTTGCCTTTACTTAAAAAAGCAATGGATTTGGAGCCGGGTTCTCACAACGAACAGTTCATTGAGTACAGCATACGTGTTGGCAGGACACATTTGTTGGTGTGGGAGGAGCCTGATCAAGGCATTACAGGCGCTTGCACAATTGAGTTTATTGACTATCCTCTTGAGCGTATAGCGCACGTAAATTTGATGGGTGGTAAAGGAATTGTCAGGGATTATGTTTTTGACGAAGCCAAAGAATTTATGCGTCTCAACGGTGCAAAAAAAGCACAGTGTTGGGCAAAAGGAACTCTTGTTGAGATGTACAAGAAAATGGGCATGGAAAATACCCATCAAGTAATGAGGATCGAGCTATGACACGCAGTTACTCTCGTCGTGAGTTGTACGCACTGGGCGAGCCGCTTGGTGATTCATCCACTTACCGCAAGCTTGATGGAAAGCTGGTCCTTGGCGATGGCGGCGGCGGGGGCCAGCCTTCTCAATCCACACAAATTGTTGACTTGCCTGAGTGGGCAAAACCCACTGCGGAGAGAACGCTAAAGAAAACTGAGGCTCTTTCAGAGGCCCCATACCAAGCATACGGCGGGGATCGTATTGCCGGGTTCTCCCCGATGCAGCTACAAGCGCAACAAGCCGCCTCCCAAATGGGGACTTCCGGGCAACTTGGCACGGGCACGGGTCTGGCTACCGCTGCGGGTTTGATGGGTCTTGGTGCAAATTACCAGCCCGGATATTTTGGCAACCAGTATCGTGCTCCGGGACAGTATCAACCAAGTCAGTTTGGGATGATGCAGGCGCAAGCGCCAAGTCTCCAGCAGTATCAGATGGGGCCTGCCGAGCGTGCCAGCACGCAGAGTTTTACTCAGCCGGGGTCTGCTGAAGCCTATATGAGTCCGTTCATGCAGAACGTGATTGATAAACAGACCCGTGAAGCAGAGCGCCAAGCCGGTCTTGCCGCGCAGCAGCAAAGGGCGCAGTCCATTCAGCGCGGTTCATTTGGTGGTGGACGCACAGGGATTAGAGAAGCTGCGGCAGCACGCGACCTTGCACAACTCAAAAGCGACATCTACGGCACGGGCCAACAGGCTGCGTTTCAAAACGCCCAGCAGCAATTTAACGCCGAACAACAAGCGCGGATGCAAGCGCAACTTGCCAATCAACAGGCCGGTC